CTGGTATTCTTTCCAACGGCAAAACCGTTGAAGGTATCGAATGTTCCGACTGGGATTTACCTCCCGAGACATTTAGGTCTATGTGTCTCGGTGACTTGAATCTTCCAACTTGTGCCTTTTCGGCCGCGAAGAACCATAAAGCGATTGCCATATTTGACAGTGGAAAGTATCGCCTTGTTACCCTTGGTTCCAAGTGGTTGCACTTGTTGGCCCCCCTCCACCGCATGATCTACTCCGTCCTTACACATAAGGGTACGGTGCTCCGCGGTTCACCCCTTCCCTCCACCTTTTCTGCCTTTCCTACCTCCACCGACCCCATCTGCTCCGGTGATTATGAAGCCTCGACTGACAACTTGTCGAGTGCCCATGCTCACCACATCCTCAATGTGCTCGAGCAAACCTCGACGCATGTCCCTCGCCAACTTTGGCAACTCGCTCGCGCTTCCCTAACCGGCCAAGTGGTTTACTCCACGAAGTCCGGTGAGATCCACAGTTTCGATCAGAATACTGGTCAACTGATGGGAAACTACCTTTCTTTCCCTCTGCTGTGCATTTCAAACGTCTCGACCTTGTTCCTGGCGTTTGGTTCTGCACGTGCATGGAAGATGGTGTGGGAGAAGCGGGTTGTTGTCAACGGGGATGACATAGTGTTCCAGGCCAGCCTGGGTGATGTAAAAGAATGGAAGGTCCAACTTCCCAACAGTGGTTTTGTGATGAACGAATCTAAGACCGGTTTACACCGGCAGTTGTTCACACTCAACTCGAAGTTGTTCCGTGTGGGCCGAAAGAGGGTACGCAAGATCTGGCATCTTATCCCCAAGGGTATTTTCAAGAAAGTGGATATGACAAAGCATGTCGACGTGATGAGCGCCCATGCATCCATTGTTCGAGAAAATGTCCGAGGTGCCCCGCAAAAGGTGTGGGCGCGTGTAACGCGCGCCCTTGCGAGTGTGAAGAAGAAGGCGGTCCGGACGACGTCCGTGAAGCGCCTTGCCGGAGCCTCCATGAGGGAGTATCATGCGTGGCCCCGCGATTGGAAAATCGCGGAAAGAATTAAGTCGTGGGATGTTGTGTACAACCCACTGAGGGAGAAGGTTTCGGGTGGTGTGAGGATCAGAGGAATTCGGAAGGAGACCGCGACGAAGGCCCAAGTGGAGAATTCTCCGTTCGTCTGTGCCAATGCACGGTTCGGACGAGTGCACCGTGAGAAAGTGATCGAATCAAATGATCGCAATATCACGGGGCGGGATTGGGCCGATGCTCTGTTCTTCTTGTACCAGAAGATTCCAGATTACCGGAGGGTCAATGAGGAGTTGGTGTGGATAGGTGAGTTTGAG